TTATTGATTTTGTATCATAAACAGTAGTTGCCATAGTATAAGTGTACCAAAAATAACAATGCCCAGGAAAAAAATCCTGGGCATTGTTTATTAAGTTATTTTATTGACTAGGAAGTCGAGTCGATCGTACGGTCTACGATCTTTCCGTATTCTGCGTCATCGTTAGGCAGCAAACGGAACGAAACCTCAAACATTGTGGGCTCGTCACGCTTTGCGGACACTGTAACATTCTCAATGGAAAGTGCGCGGTAGCCAGCGTAGATACGCTCAATACCTGCATCTGCCGCACCCGTACCGGGTCCAACAGCCACAATTCCACGCTCCAGAGGAACGTCTCCGATGTCTCCCGACTTCAGAGTCAGCTCTTCTGCGAAGGCTCCGTCGGAAGCCTTGTCTGTCGTGGGAGCTGCAATCGAAATGAGAAGATTCTCAAGTGTGGACTCTGCAAACGCAGTATTCAGGTTAACCTGCATACCCTGCTTGTAAAGTTTTGCCACGTCAAGCAGCTGGTCTACCTGAACCTCACCAAAGTCAGGCTGGAAAACAATTTCCCAAACCGTTCATGGTGTATCCAACATTAGTAAAGGCCGAGTCGTCGTGAAGTGTGTCGTTGTAGGACTCGTCGTCTACGTATGCAGGAAGGGTCGCCTCAAGCAGTTCGCCAGAGTTGTGCGTGAACATAGCTGCGGCACCAACAATAATGTTGGCGTTAGTTCCACGTGTATATGCCATATTTTTTCACCTCTTCTTTCATAGAAATTGGTGGGGGTGTTTCCTCAATCCAATTATACCAGGTGTTTTTTAACTTATTAAGCTGGACCGCATTTGTGCCAGTCATAGTCGATGATGATCTTGTTACCCGCGTAAGTTTTTGCGGTGCCAAAATTAATGATATCTCTAGCCTCTTCTAGCTGATAAATCTTTGTTTCGTGAAAGTATGGTAGATAGAAATCTCTGGCACTTGCACCTGAGCCAAACCTAATTGTCGAATGTCCGTCTACTGGATCTCCTGGACTTGAAGATGCCTTGCCTTTGATCCAAGCGTTTATGTCTGACGCCGATTCGTCACCATTGTCAAGCAGGTCTTGCACTTTCTGAATTGTTTGAACAAGTGGCTCAATACCGCCAGCAGTTTTATAAAAGTAATAAAGTAATTGCTCTGTACGAATATGAGGAAATGGCTTTCTTCTCATTCTAAACATTCTGTCGTAAACCGCAAAAGGCTCGTCCGAATCTTCTGGAGAGTTTTCTGTCAGTGCCTCGATGGTGCTTGGCTGTGTGGGGAAAAATTTCACACTACCGCCGAAATAGTCTGGAAGACTTTCAGAAATCTTCTCACTTAGATATGAGTTAATAAAAACTGGGGGATAGTCTATAACCATTAAAATACTCCTTTAGCAGATATCCATCGGTAACCAACATCAAACCCCTGAGCCTTACCGCCTCGTTTTGCTCGTGGCAACCTTGTTTTAAAGTCTACTGGATTAGACAAGTGTCTGCCTAGCCCACTCGAAATCAGGACCGACTGGGAAAAATAATTTCTAAAAAAAGAATCTACAACTTCTTTAAAGCCACCCTGAGTAGCTGCGCCTCCTGGGCTCTCTACTGTAACGGAGCCCTTAACGAAAACCTCTTGTCCGTTATCCTCAAACCTGAGAGCCTGGGCCGCTACAGGCCTTATTACGACGGGGGTACCGGCCTCCATGATTCTAGCCTTATCGTAAAACGGAGTGTGCGACCCCTTTGCTACTGATGACGACTGACTAAATGTAGAGCTAATGGTTAGTCCGCCACCCCGAGTGGAACAGTGAAGGTCAAAAAGCCTGGCGGTTGGAGTACCATTTTGATACCACTCATAAACGTGGTGTAACATTTCTGGATTTACCCTAGCGTTAGAGTCAATAAATTCTGCAAGGTACTCTTTTGTTTTTTCACCGATAGTATTAAGAAGCTCTGTTCTTCCAGTCTTAGCACCATCTAAAAATCCTACAGAATAGTTTAAGATAGAGTTAATTTCTTTATTAAACCTAGCGGCTTCAAACCTTACGTTAAGCAAAGTCGCCCCCTTGATTTTCTGATCTGCTAAGAATAACTCTGTAGTACTCTACTTTTCCAAAAGCGCCGACTTGCGGACTAACTGTAGATACTTCAAAGAGTGTAGCAAGGCCGTCTCTTACTCCAGAAGTTTCTAGGTAAATTTGATTTAAAAGTCTGTCTTTGATATTTGTAACAGCAATGTTTGTAATTGATCGCCCCTCGCCATCAGAGTCGATTCTGATATCTTCTTTAAACTTACCAATAAGAATATTTTCCAAAGAAAGGTCTACGTTTGGGTCAACCTGCTCAGAGAATCTAGATCCTGCTGCTGATAAGTTGCAAACCAAAGTTCTATCTTTTGTCCAGGCTTTTGAAACATCTCCGTACACACCCTGAGAAACTTCAGGGTAGAATATATCAGCTTGCAGAGGATAGAATGCGTCGTTACTACAGGTCATTAGAGAACTCCAAGTGTTCTAATAGATTTTGCGTATTTAGACAAAATCTTATCGACAACCAAATTCCCCGTCCCCTCGTATGCCCTGTTGTCATAGCCTACCTTGAACTGATCGGTAGAATAAGACTTCATGTATCTTTGAGTGTAATCAAGTCTACCGCAGTCAATGTCGTCTACCAAAAGCTTTGTAGCTTTTACAATATCTCTTGGCACATTGGGGTGTCCAACCACAAGGTGTATTTCGTAGTCAAAGGTTTTAGGGAATCCCCGATAAACAAGCTGGTTGTGCAAAAGATCTGTGCCAGCAGTGGGCATAACAAGGCTTGCTGACTCCAGCCTGTTTAAGGTGCCTGTGTAGTTTTCAACAATAGCAGTCTTGTCGTGGGTAATACTGTAGCTTGTAGAGTAGCTGCCGGGATCACTTGAGTCGTACAACAATACGTTGTTTTCATACAACTTAAGAATTTTATGAGCATTTACCCAAAGCGGTATGTAGTCTGCCCCAAGACCAGTAGTTTCAATTACATGCTTCTTGTAATAAAAACCCTCGGGAACGACAGAGTCGATGATTGCTCTAGCCTGTAGCTCGCTTTCAGAGTAAGCATCGATCTCTGCCTGCGTGTCCCCTTGAGTTGTTTGGTCAACATAAGGCCTAACTACGTCAACATAAGTTTCCGTGTTGTCCACGGTGACCAAGTAGTTTCCGTCATAAGTTGACGGGATTGGAATAGTGATTTCGGAATCGCCGTCAGATGTAGCGGTACCAGTTGTTTCAGAGTTGTCTGCCAAGTCTTTGACTGTATAGTCATAGGAGGTAGAAGCCTCGCTAACAGTAATCTCAGCATTAGTTGCTAAAGATGGTACCCTGGACAATTCCATTTTTTATCTACTTTCCGTAAGCCTGCGCAACTTCTTCTGGCGTAGCTAGTCTGATGTGATCACGAGTGACCCACTGATCAGCTACGTCCTTGCCGACAATGTTGTAGCCCTTCTGGACCTTCCCCACACCCTGCCAAGTAACATTCTTGCTAGAGTATAGAGCAACAGTCTCTTTTTGTTTTGCTTTAACAGGTTCTTTCTTTTTAGGCTTTTCTGCATTTCCTGAAACCAAAACTCCATTTTCGTTTAGGTTCATTGCAGAAGCCTTTTTCCCACCACTACTATTTGCACTGCCAGAAGAGATGATATTGTTTCCATCTGTTTCCGGAGTGCCTTTGATTTTTTCTCTTGTATCTGTCATATTAGTACTGCCTCCTGTATCCATTATAACAGAATAAAAAGGGGGTAGAGACCTTTCTAAGTCTCTACCCCCTTTTGTATTGGGTTATTTAGATAGATTAAGAGCCGTCAACCGCTGCATCAACGTATGCAACTGCGTCTTCCTCTTCCCACTGAATACCGAATCGCACAAACACTGTGTACTCAACGGTGTCCTTCTTTGCAACATACTCACGGTTAACCGTGATGTCGCGCTGGAAGCCCCAGATACGGTTCGAGGGGAATGTCAAGTCAATGAATCCCTCCGGGTAGTAAGGAACCTCCATTACGGGGATACCAAGAACGCGAGTGGTGCGTGCCTGGCCAATCACCTGGTCAGTACCAGCGAGGTAAGCGTTACGGTAGTCCTCAGTCCAAATGTTGGAGCTGTCGGTACCGTTAGCCTGAACTGCACCCTGGAAGGCTGCAGTACCTGCGTAGAACTTGAGACCGTTCTTGAGTGCGCGGTACTTGCGTGGCAAAGCGTTGATTACGCCCTGAAGAATTTCAGGTGTAAACTCGTTGTCTGTCACTGTAGCGTCGAACTCGTGAGCATCTCCGTTTGTCGTTGTGTGGTGGTGGAAACCCTCCATGATCGAGAGGAAGTTTCCTGTTGAACCGTCACCGTTAATGGCCAGGTCTTCGATGTCATTTGCAAAAGCATTTGTCATCATACGGACCAAGTGGTCTTCCAGTGCGGCACCCTCAACGTTATCTTCGAGTGCTTCAGCGCTGACCTCCCAGTCAAGACGAATTTTCTTAGTAGTCAATTCAACCTTGCTGAATGTAGCGCCAGCGTTAGTGTACGTTGCGTTACCCTGGTTGGCTGCGCGAATAACACGCTCTCCAACGTTGACTTTTTCGAGTTCCATGGTGTTTGCACGCATGGTAACACGACGACCGTCTTTGGCGAGAACTGTACCATCCCAGACATAGTCGATAAAACGACGAGCCTGCTCAGGACGAAGGATACCACTAGCCGCTGCACCCGAGGGATTAACGGCATTGGGACCAGTTGTTACACCAAACTCGGCGGTTGCGGTGTTTCCCAGAGTGCTTGCACCCGGAGAGGAAACTCCACCAATACCACCAGAAGCGAAGGCTCCCTCAGAGTTAACTGGGTTTTCTGAGTCACCGCTTGCTGGGTAGTTCTTTTTGATCTCTTCCGACATCTTGTCACCTCCTAAGTGATTTTTTGTTAGCTAAATAGATCGGCTGTTTTGAGGAAACGACCGCCCCCATAGGGATTTCTGAACCATATCTGGCTCCTCCTGTACGATCTCGCCAAGATCGCCAGACTTACGGAAAGCAGTGTCTTGCTCTACTGCGTCAACACGCTTTCCAAACTCATCAAACTGACCCTTTGTCTCAGCAACTTCCTCAGACACGCCAGTAATTGATTTCTTCAAAGCATCGACCTCGGCGTGAAGTGATTTCACGGTCTCTGCTAGATCGCTAAAGGCTAATGCAATAGTGTCTTTCATTTCAGACACTGTGTTTGCAACATCTGATTTCTCGACCTCTTCAGCAGCTTCTTCTGAAACTTCTTCGGACTCTGCATCTTCTTCAACTGCAACCTCTTCCGCGTCGTCAGCTTTTTCAATGTCTTCGGTAGAGTCAGACTTCTCTGTCTCTTCCTCGACAACCGCTTCTTCCGTGGTTTCGGCATCTGCCTCTGGAGCGACCTCTACTTCTTCAACAACCTCATCAGACTTTTCTGTAAGGTTTTCTGTTGTATCAGTCATAGGACTTACCTCCTTTGCTATCTTAGAAGTATTAATGCCTTTAGCACTATCAACTAAGAACTTCATCATTTGTGTTTTCTCGTTGTCTGTTTTTTCTACAAAACCAATGTTTTTCATAGATTCCCCAGACACAGGGTGATTTTCAAAATCTTTTTCAGACAGCATTACGAGACCAGAAGCTTCATCCCAGAAGACATTCTCAAGGTCTACGTCAAGGCCTTCTCCTTTGAGGGTATTGACTCCGTCAACTTTCTCCACAGAAAGAATGCTTGCAAACTGGTTAGCAGGAGAGTCTACGAGAGAAAGCTCTACAAGATCATAGTCTTTAATAACTCGAACCTGAGAGTCTGCCTTTTCGTCATATGCGTCGTCCCAGTCGTTCATCTTGCCACCAATAGAAAATCCAGAAAGCGTTCCATCTAGGACCTTTTCCCAAGTGTCCTGGGCACCTTTAGATACGTATGCAGAAACGTAAACGCCGCTAAAGAACTTCTTGCTCTCTGGATCAAAATACTTATCCTCTTTAAAAGAAACCATCTTGCCGACTGCTGTTGG